CCAGGTGATAGTGGCGACCCAAGAAACTCAGCTAAGGGAGTGATAGTGGCGGACTGGTACGTATGTACTATAATACATATGTACTACTAGATTGTAACATTCAGCTGCTTAGTACATTTGTACTATAGGTATATATACTTATAAAAAAAGCATATAAATCCCCTGAAATGCATAAGCAAATCTTATAGTATATTTGTACTACTAAGCATAAAATTTAAAAATTGTCAAATCATAAGCAAATCTTATAATAGGTATTATTACTCTTAATATAACATAATCCACATTTAGTGCAAGTATTTGTTAGTAAACCCACAGATGTCGCCACAGAGAGTCCCCGCATGCTCTCCTGATTTTGTCAATAGGTATTTATACTCAGTTGTGCAACTTCCTGGAATGTCACAAGTACACTTGTACTACTCGCGGGGCTACCATACATCCCTGATTTTGTCAATAGGTATAAATACCTGATGCGATAGTGGTAGTACAAATGTACTAGCCCCGCAAGGTACCACAAAAATTGTCAAGTGTCAATGTGCCACTTAACATTCTGTCACAGCGTATAAAATGACGCGGGGGGGTGTAGCAAATGGCGTGTACGTATTATCCCCACAAACAATTTTGTCAAAATTTAAGACCCCCTTACTTCTTCCATATCCTGTTGAGATGCTGTCTTTGCAACTCAGTTCTTATTTCGGCTAAGGTTTTTAGTGGCCAACGGTTAATCTTTAGTGCTACTCTAAATCTTCTATACCATCTACTCTTCTTCAACCTCTGCCATGCTTGTTGTATCGTCATGGTCGTACTGTACGTAGGTGCTATAGAGTTAGTAGTAGGTGGTTAATAGTAGCACGAGCGGGTAACTCGTGTAGTAGAGGGGGAGTGATAAAATCATCTTCCCCTCTTGACCGCTGTTTCCACCCACGAGGAGCACCACTTCCCCGTGTATTATGAGGGGGTATCTCTACATCCAAGTCATATCATTACCTCTAGCCAACCCTCTAGCTTCTTTACGTTGGTCTAAATCCAACCCCAATACCATATGATTAGCTTCTGCTTGAGGGTCATCCATCCATGCCTCTAGGTGGTCTAACCACTCTTCTTTTCGTCTGTCTTTTATCTGTTGTTGAGCGGATATGGCGAGGGCATCTGTGAACCATTTAACGCCCTGGGCAAGGGCATCAATTCTGTCGTCATGTCTGACAGCCCCTCGCTCGCGGCACATCCTGCTGATTTGGTAAGCAAGCATGTATTGGAATCTATTTTCAGTTGCCTCATTTTCATTAGACGAATAATCCCACTTAATGACGGCAGGATCAACCACAAGCCTATGCTGGTTAAAGACAGGCTCAAGGCTACTAATAATACGCTCTTCTTTACGGACATTTGCTCTAGTCTCCTCTATATCTATGTCTGTTTTTGTCGTCTGACAATGTTTTCTAAATAGCTCTGATACAATACCATCGCCAAAGTTGCTCTCGATGAGCAGTGTACTCGCACCATACTTACGGCATCTCCTTAATATGTCTAATAATGTTTTGTCGCTATAACCGTCCTTAGAGGCGTAAACCTCATGTAGGTATATAAAACCATTTAACTGTGATAAGAAGCATGCTACAGTCTCGTCTGAGCCCCTTCCAGAGGGGTCTACCGAGCATATAGTCTCTGTATACTCACACCACTCTCCTTGCACCTGCATAGGGCTGTAATAGTAGTCTCCTGGGAGCCCCGCACAAGGTAAATCTTTGACTATATTGTCTGGACTAGAACACCAAATGATGTTTTCGGGTGCATGTGTGGGGTTTACGGGTGTGACTATAAGGTCTGCAAACTTTAATGGGAACTTTTCTGCGTCAGACAGTGTAGTGTCTAGCATAAACTGCAACATAAAGTTGCTACGTCCCATAGATGCTTCTCTATCTAGTAAGTCCTCCTCTTTAAACCTTGTATCTGTAGGTTGCCAAGCTAGGTCTTTCTTTTCCAAGTCCTTTGCTAGTTGCGGTGCAAGCAAGCCATCATACATAGCTACCTTGCGAGGGTATCTAGCTGGCCATACAAAAGGTCTATAGCTACGTTCTCGTAGTTTATTGTAGACAGTAAAAGTGGTTTGAGGAGTTCCCAAGAACATAATCCTAGAATCACGCTTAGGAGTAAGGATAGACTCACATTCAGTAACCAACTGTAAAAGTTTTTCACGTTGTAGTTCTGTCATACTGTTGTTAGGTACTTCGACATCATCTAGTACCATAAGGTCAGCTCTAGATCCTGTGAGCTGTCCTGTAATACCCACAGACTTAACTGAGGGTGCTTGGTGCGGGGCTGCTGGCCCTACATCAAATGATATACGTGACCAACGCTGGTCATCATTCTTAGGTTTTAACTGCGATAACCAAGGTACTTCTAGTATTAGTCTTTGACAGAAGATTGAGAATGAGTCTGCTCTATCTTTTGAAGCAGAGACGACCATAATCTTTTTATCTGGGTTATTGAATAAAGTCCAAAGGACAAATGCAGCAGTAATCCAAGACTTACCAACGCCACGAAACGCTTGGATTTGTAATCTTTTTGGGCCATTTTGTAAATACTCAGCGATACATAGTTGTGCTCTAGTAGGAGCGGGTAGGTTTAAGTGTGTCCAAACAGCTGTAAGAAAATACCTAAAGTCTTTTTGGAGTTGTTTTTCAATAGTTGTCATCTTTTGGTATCTGTTGATATGTAAATCCGTTAGCGTTGTTATTTAAAAATAACTGTGCTTCTATATTACGTCTGTTTTTTAAGCCTTGATTAGGTTTACCGCCAGAATTAAAGTATAAACCCATAGCGTTTATGATTCTATTTGTATCACCACTTGCTATAGCTTTACGTAATATTCTATTTTCTGGTACATCAACAACATTTGTCCCAGTATTAAAAGCAAAAGATACAATAGCACCTTTTTGATTTGGGCTTAAATCACCATATATTGGGTAATTTTCTAAAAAATGAGAATCTATTTCAATTATCTTATCTTCAAGTATTTTTAATGATTCTTCTTCTGTAATTGTAGTTTCTGGTGTTACAGGTTTACCGTTTATATACTCAAACCCGTGTCCTATAGTCCAATTACCAAGACTGCCATCATCATTCTTAACTCTATATGGTTTTTCTCTAAACCCACCTTCTAGGTTTGATATAAATTGTTTAGTTGTATCCATCCAACCGTAATCATCTATATCATACCTGTCATATTCAGTCTGGTTTTCTTCCATATTCTATGCTCATATCATTTAATCCTTCTACCTCGGAAGGTAAGATTTTGACCCCTGGTTCACTACGCCAATCCTCACAAAAATCACATAGTTTGTTGTATTTTTCTACAGCATCATCTACAGCTTTTTTAGCTTTGTAGTCTATGTATTTAGGTTCTAGCCATAACAAAAACCACACCATAGCCCAACGTAAGGGCTTAGGTGTAGTGTATGCAATGTCTTTGAGTTCTTGTAATAGTAACTTATTAGGGTGAAATAGTTTGTTCACTAATCCAATTTAAAATTAAGTTTTCTCTAAAAGGGTTTGGCGGGAACGTAGTACGAAACCACGTTAGCCAGTTCATACTTCCTTTTTCTTGATTACATCGTCTACAGGCAGGAACGCAGTTTGTAGACATGTGACTGCCACCCAAACATCTGGGACGCACATGGTCAATGGTAAGATCAAATTCATGATGTTTTTCTCCGCAATAAATACATTCATAGTTGTTTGCCTCCTTAATAGCTTTTCTCCAGAGTTTTTTAGCGTCTGTTGATGTCATGACTATTAAGTTTTGTGTGTAATCTTTATAAGTAGGAAGTAATGGTGTCATTTTTTACCACGATTTCTTGCTCTGTTTGCTGAAACACTTTCACGTACTAATCTTCCTGACTTAGTGTGTGAAAAATCCTTACCGCCCTTACCTTCTGCCCCCGCTTTTCTACGGGCTCTCTTAAGTTCCACCCTATAGGCGATGGCTTCTTTGGATTTGTTACGCTTTCTGTTGTATGCGTTTTTCTTTGCTCTGGATGCGGGGTTATCCCTGTAGTTTCTTGCACTTCGTTTAAGTTGTTTACGTGGTAGTCGTCTAGGAGCCATTATTTTATTACCGATCTTTGTACTGTGTCAAAATCGACAGTTGGCATAATGTCTGCTAGTTGAGATAAAGGTGACGTGTCAAACGCTACACCTGTTATATCGTTCTTATAGAGCCAGTCAGCAGCAGCTTTTAGGTCAGCGGTAGTAGCTTCACCGCTACGTATTCTGTCTATAAGCTCAGTTGTAACTAAATTATGTAATTCGTTAAACTGTTTTTCTCCTGCTCTTTTACTCAACTTTTAATCCTCGTTTAATAAATTCTACTGCCTTGTCATCAAGGTCATTATCGCTTTCTTTGGATAACTTTTCTAATAAGTCAACTACAAATAGTTTAAATTTCTCACTTTTTAAAAAAGTTAAAACGATTGGTTTTAGTAGTGCTAACATCTTCTTTAATTAATGATTGTATAGGTACGATGTCTTGGCACATGTGAGCTACACGACTGCCAGGGTATATCGTAAACCCTTTTTGTTGTAGTTCTGCACATTTAAGTGCACGAACAAGCTCGTAGTCAAGCCTCATCTTTTCTTCTTGTCTCTTAGCTATTTCTTGACATTGTTTAGTCAAGTCACGGTTAAGTGGCACTGAAAAGTTTATTTGAAAACCCCAGTTCTCTGATATGACATAACCCTCTGGGTCATATGGTGAGGTGTCATTACCCATGTAAAAGGGGCTAAACGTCATTGTTGATCCGTTACAAGATATGGCAGAACCATATTGTTGTCTAGACGGTGCTCCATTATTTTGAAATTGCACAGCCTGATTGGTAACATTTCCTGTTGCCGCTGCCACAGGGTTGGACGAGTTATTGGTGTCTCCTTCCGCATATACTGGTGTTATTGTGAGAATACAGAGAGCGAGGTAGTAGTAGAGTTGATTGTATAGTTTCTTGTGGTATCCCATTGTTCTACTAATCCAGCTGATCTTGATGTGGTTTCTAGTGACCAAGGTAGTGTAGTGTCAGTAACAGTAAATACTGCATCGCCTCCAGCGATACCAGCACTAGCTGATGCTGTAATATTAGACCCATTCCAAGTCTTTACTTCAGCACCAAATACTTGACGTTGTTCTACTTCGGTTATGGTCTGTGTGGTTGTGGTCGTTGAGTTCATCGACCCTGTGGTAAACTGAGGCGTAACGGTATTAGCATATGCACCTGCAGGTAGCAGTAGCATAGCAATAAGTAGTTTTTTCATTGTTTGGTTTTTTCTTCTTTAACCTTCTTACTATTACCAGTAGAAAGACCAAATGTGGCCAAAGCTCCAGTAAAAATCGAGGCTACGAACGTGATGTCGGACGATGCACCCAAAGGTTTTTTGACCATAGGTAACTCAACATAGTTAAGAGTAATAATAAAACCAGACCAAACAACAACTCCTAAACGCACAATCGCACCTAAGATTGCCATTTGTTCATCGTGGTCATCTACATTTTCTTTGAACTTTTTTAAGAAACTTTTGGGTTGTCCTTTGATAACTTTATCTTCTTCCATGCTGTTTTAAGTATTGGCTTCATAGCTGTAACAACCCATTTAAAAGCTGCTGTTGCAGTTAGGGTTGCAGCGACAGAAACAACTGCCGTAGTAGAAGCCGTTATAAGTATTTCATTTTCTGGTAAAGGCATTTTGAAGTCCGTAAACGGTATGTCAACTTGCCTTATGCCAGTAGGTGTTTCTTCTGTAGCCTCTGGTTCTGTACCCTCTGGCTCTCTAAGATCGCTAGGAGGTACTACCAGAGGTACATAACTAGGAACGTCAGCAGTAGGTAGTGGTATAGATATAGTTTCAAGCGGTATCCCATTTGGTAATACTATGGTAGGTGTTTGCACTATGGTTTAGGATACTTGTCCTTAATAGCTTTAATATCTGCCTTCCAAGCGTCTATACCAGAATGATAGATTTTGTCAAGCTGATCTTCCCAAGAAGGATACTCTTTTTTTCTTTGTCTTTGATACTCTAAAGCTGCATACGCATCATCTAGTGATTTACGAGCTGCTGCTACTTTAACTGCATCTATTGTTACTTCTTTACCATCTTTATCAAACGCTCCTCTAGAGTCGTCTATTTCTACTACGATACCTTTATAGCTTTCGTAGATTGCTTCATGATCTAATGCCATAATAAATAATAATTGTGATTAGGGTGCTAGTTCTATTGCTGTTATTGTTGAGGCTGTTCTTACACCATACTGTCCACTATCTGATTGGTTTCTGTTAAAATAAACAGTATTCCCATCATTACCACGAAACCTAAGTTTATATGTAACATTACCAGTTGTTGCTGGACTATCAAGTTTAACATATGTTACACCGTTAGTTCCGTAATAACCTTCACCTGTACTGTTTCCTCCAGAGTATCCACCAGACGCACATGATTCTTTTCCAGAGGCAGCATCCCCTCCTAGTATGCTATTATTATTGCCATATGTTAAAGCAATAAAGTGTGAGTCATGTCCAGAACACGTACCAACAAAACAAACAACAAGCACTTTGTTTGCTGAATTTGATACATTTATTGTAACTGACATTCCTGAGACATCAACAAAACTTGTAGAAGTAGTTGAAGCAACTGATGTTTTTAGTGTTGATTCATAATTTACAATTTTACCTCCAACACCACTAGCTAACTTAGCAGCTGTAATTGAACCGTCTGCTATACTTGTATCAACTGTTGCAAATGATAATACACCACTTCCATCAGTTTTCATAAACTGACCAGTAGTACCATCTGACGTAGGTAATGTAAATTCAGATGAACCACTTGCTGTATGTTGTAATTTATTTGTTTGTAATTTACTCATTATCCAGCTCCTTGAATTTCCATAACTCTTATAGTAGATATTGCTGTACCGTTATAGTTTGCATCTTGACCTACATAGGTTCTGTTTACATACATAGTACCTCCTGCATAACTGTGGACTTGTAATTTATATGTAACTTGTGATGTAGTATTGTAAGTATTATCTGCAGCAAAAAAAGTTGCAGGAAAAATAGTATATTGTCCATTAGATGGATAAAGATACCAATGGCTAAGTCCTTCCATTACACTACTTTGAGAACCATCTCCGTATGCAATAACATTACTGCTTGATCCAACAGTTCTTACCATTCTAGTAGTGTAATGATAACCGTCAGGGCCACTAAAATGTAATACTCCATCTATTAATATCGTACCATTTGAAGTGGTTGGTGTAATATTAACAGACATACCAACATCGACAAAACTACCACCAGACATACTATAACTACTAATATTAGTTTTCATAGAATATTGGACTTGTGTAATTTTACCTTGAAATACACTATTTGCAAATTTAGCTGTTGTAATCGAACCGTCAGCAATACTTGTATCGACAGTACCAAAAGATAAATTTCCTGACCCGTCAGTTTTTAAAAATTGATTACTGCTACCGTCAGCTACAGGTAGTTTAAACTCTATATCTGCACTATCTGTTGTTGAAGCTGGAGCATTTAAAGATACTGAACCAGCTGATGAACCATTTAATTTTAATGTCATACTGATACCTCCAGTGCTATAATTGTTGATATTGCTCTCATACAATAGTTATAGGCTTGATCTGTATGACCTCTATTAAAGGTAATGGTATAACCTCCACCTGTATCCATAACTTGTAATTTATATGTTATTGCAGCTGTTGTACCATGATCTGTGTCAACCATATGAAAAGGTTGGTTTGTGTTACCATAGCTATCATGGTTTCCAGCCCTATATAAGTTACCAGACCAGCCTGGAGTTTGGTTAGATTGTAATGAAGTCCCAACAAATCCAGAAGGAGTACTTTCAGTACCACCTATAAATCTGCTAAATTTTAATGAACAATATTGTTGGTGACTTTCCATATTTATATGTCCAAATAAATAAATATGATTACTTGATGAAGTAGGAGTAATTGTTATTTCATAACCAGACACATTGCTATATCCAGTACTCATAACTTTACTTGAAGGGCCTGTAATTACAGTTTTTACAGCTTGGACTATACTACCTTCTGTAATTGTAGATTTTGCACTTGTTACTGCATTATTGGCAATTTTGCCTGTAGATATTGCTAAATCAGCAATCTTTGCTGTAGATACTGCATTAGCAGCGAGCGTATCACTGTCTACTACACCATCTGGCAAACCACCGACAGCAACTCCTGTTATAGTGCCATCTCCGTGAAATGTTATTGGCATAATTATACTATTGTGTATGTACTACCCGAAGGTATAGTTAATGTTACCCCAGTATCGACAGTAATAGGGCCAGCACTCATTGAGTTTTTAGTAGTGCTTGTTGTAAAGTTTGATGTTATGGTTTTATTATTTTCATATATACAACCGTTTGCTACTGTTGGGTCTATTCCTGTTAAGGAAGAACCATCAATAGCTGGTAATGCACCTTGTAAATTAGCTGCTGTTAAATTAGTTAAACTGCTAGCATTAAGGGCTGGTAATGTACCATTAATATTTGCCGCAGGAATATAAGTTAAGTTAGCAGCACTTGCAGTAGGTAAAGTTGCAGGGAATCTATCGTCAGGTATAGTTCCAGATGTTAAATTAGATGCACTTAAATTAGTTAAATCTATTGTTCCAAAACTTAAAACACCACTACCATCAGTTTTTAGGAATTGTCCGTTAGTACCATCAGCAGAAGGTAAAGTAAATTCAACATTACCAGATAATGTATCTACAGGTTTAAATTTTACTTTATAAGCTGTTGTTCTATCTCTAAACATCAACTTACTAACAGCACCAGATGTTCCTTGAACTGTTACACCTTCCGTATCAGCCAAAAATCTTTGTACTGGAGTACCACTTTGGTCATAAAGACTAATAATTTCAGTTTGTGATGTTACAACATTACCAAAACTTAAAGCACCACTACCATCAGTTTTTAATGCTTGACCATTAGTTCCATCATTATCTGGAAGAGTAAGAGTATAACTTGCTCCAGCACTGTGAGCTGGTGATTTTATTTTAACACCGTGAGTGTTAGCTGAACAATTAAGTTGTAATGTACCATCATTACCGCCAGCACCTCTAATTTCTATAGCACCTGTTCCGTTAGGTGATAACTTAACATTTCCGTTGGTTGTGCTTGTATTGATTTCGTATGTTTTTACATCTAATCCCGAACTAAGTTCTGGGTCTGTGTCAGCAGAAACAATACCTGTAGCAACAAACTCTAAGCCATCAGCATTACTATTAACCTTAACAACTTTTCCAGCTCCACCTGTAAAGTTTGCTGGTGTGTCTGTAAGACCAGCAAATGAAGTTGTTACAGTAACAAACTCAACTGCATTACCAGCGGAATTAATTTTTAAAGTTTTATTAGCAGCACCACCGTAGTTAGCTGGAGTATCACTTAATCCTGTAAATGTAGAACTACCTCCGCCAGCTCCACCACTATCATCGGCAATAATAAATTCAGATGCAGAGGCATCATATTTAAGTATTTTACCGTCAGCTACACCAGAGGTATTTACATCTGATAAAGAGTTTAAAGAACCTAAGTTAGCAAGTTTTGTTTTCTCTGCATCAGTAAACTCGTTAGTATTGGCATTAGCTTCGTATGCTGTTTTGATTTCTGCATTGGTCTGGTCTGCCGTAGCTCCAGTTTCTATACCCGCTAATTTAGTTTGTTCAGCGTCTGAAAATTCATTAGTATTAGCGTTAGCTTCATATGCAGTTTTAATTTCTGCATTAGTTTGGTCAGCTGTAGCACCATCCTCTACGTTAATCATTGTACGTAAAGCACTTGGAGTTATTTCTTCTATAACACCAGCACCAGATGAATCTCTACCTAATACTCTGTTAGTAGCTGAAACATCTTGTATTTTTTCATAAGTAACTTGATCGTTAGCTATATGTTCAGTATCAATACTACCAGCAACATAATGTTCAGAATTTATAACATCATCTTGAATGTTATCTCCATCAATTATATCATTAGCTAAATGAACGTGCTCAATAGAACCATCTACATACTGATCGCTGTCTACAGAATTAGCAGACATGTGCTCTAAATCAATCGAACCCGCTGCATAATGTTGAGAGTTTATTGTATCATCAGGTATCTTGTTTGCAGTAACTGAATTATCAGATATATCATTTTCTACAATAGTACCAGCAACAATATGGTCACTTGTAATAAAGTTTGTACTAGGTTGATCTCCTCTAAACAAAACACCTTCAATAGTTAGTGCTTTGTTTCTACCGTCTTGTGCTGTAAAGTTAGACTCAGTAGAGGAGTTATTAAGATCTGTGGCTCTTATAGTACTACCACTTGCAAAAGTTGTATATGAACTGTCTGCATCTCTTGTCCTACGCTCACAGAATACTACTGCACCTTGCGGTAGGGCAGAGTTGAACGTAATTGTATTGTTATCAGTGGAAAGCGTGTAGTTGTATAAAGTTGTACCCGCTGTAACGGCAGGAAAGTATAATCCGTCTGTGTTGTTCACCTGTGGGTGAGTAGAGTCTGCAGTACTACCAGTAGACTGGCGTAGCTGTAGCACTCTAGTACCACCCGACAATGTGACATAAACATCTAGATCATCTTGGTTATTCAGTTGTATTCCGACAGGACTAAATACAGTTGTAGTTGCATTAGTCGTGGCAGAGAAAAGTTTTTTAGTTGTAACTGCCATTGATAATCAATGTTATTTTGGAAATTTGTTTATTAAATATTCTACTGTATTAAAATTACCTTCTTTTGTTAAAGATTTTTGAGCTTTAGATACTGCTAATCTTTGATCTAAGTCTGGATACTCATACCTAAGTTGTTTAATAGCTCTTTCTTTAGCTCTATTAAATATTTTTCTTACTGCATTATAGAAAGGTGTATCACTAATTCTAGCACCATCTCTATTAAGTAAACCTCTATCTTTATAATCTTGTACTTGTGCTTTAAATTGAGAGTTATTAATCAATTTTTCTAAGTCATTTCTAAAGGTTACATCCATAGACATAAATCTTTGAAGCTCTGACCTTTCAAAACTTGTTAAAGGTAGACCATTATACTGAGTAACCTCATCTGGTAGGTTAAAATTAATGTCCATTAGTGCCTGTTTAACAGGATCACCTTCAGCCATGTTTATTGCTACAGGGCTAACTGCATTAAATATACGTAACCAAGGAAAGTTTGCATTAGGTATGAACTTTTTACCAGACCTATCCTTAGATAGTATGTCATATTTAGCTGGTAAAGAGTTTTTTAGACCCGCATCACGTTTAAATAACAACTCAGCAAAGGTATTTGCCTCTACTTGATGGGCTTGCATCATATCACCTAAAGATGATAACAAAGAACGGTAAGGTAAACTAGATCTACCTAAACCTGCTAGTACGTTAGTAATCTGTGCTCCTGAACTATCAGCGTTCATTAGTGTAATTAAGTCATCAACACCCGCAAGCATGGACTTATCAACAAGAATAGAACCAAACATAAACGCAATCTTTTGTGTCATCTGATCTCTTTCATCTTCACCTAGTAAATGTTGATTAGTTGCAAAGTTAGCACTAAGAGAAAACAGTGTGTTAAAAGGTTCTAGAGTTCTATAGGATACATACACTGGTTTTTCATCAGTACCAAACTTAAATGAGTTAGGTTGTATCTGATTAGATCTCCATTGCTCTCTAGTTTCTCTATCAAACGGTAAATCTCCAGTAACTTTACCATTTAGTGCTAGATAGACAGTTAGACCCATCAAAGCATTACCAGTGGTCATACGACCTCTCATCATAGCCTGTGCTTGTGGTAGATCTTGTGGTCTAATACCATATTGTGCAAGGTTTTCACCTTTCATAATGTCATCAAACCTTTTAGTAAACCTTTCTAGCTCTGTATGTGCAAATGTTAAACGTAAAGCATTTATACTTGTTTTAACAAATGGAAAGAAAAACTGACCGCCTGGAATATTCTGTAATGTTTCAAATACCTTTAGATTTGGAGGTAGTGCTGTAGTAAGTGCAGCTTCATTACCTGCCATTTCAGCAGCTTTATCTGATACTACATATCTATTATTATCAACAATAAATATATCATCTCTAAATTTATCTTCATACTTCTTAGCATACTCAACCATATCAAAGATACCTGTTTTACCTTCTTCTATAGCTTTACGAGCAGCTCTTTGACGCATTTCTAGACGACCTATAATAGTTCTAGCAGCAGCGTCTCCAGATCCCATAAGGTTTACACTATATCTAGCAAAAGGGCTAGTGTTAAAATCAACTAAACCTTTTAATGCCATATATGCAGCCTTATCACCTGGTTTTCCGTAGGCATTATAGTATTTTTCTAATGCATTAAACTTCTGTAAATCTGCTTCTAAGTTGAATTTAGCAGTATATGTTTGTGGTTGTCTGTTTACACCTAGTTTCCAGTTGTGCATAAACATCTGTAAACCTTCAGCGTATGCACCCATAAGTCCGTGCATTTGTGTTAGTGCAATCAATGCTTCATTCTTGTTAAATGAAGTGGTAGCTCCAATAAATGCCATAAATGGACGTAGTGTTGCTATAAGGTTTGTACTAAAAATAGCTTTGACTGGGGTTGTGATAGCACTTAGTAGAGAGTTATAGTATACAGAACTTAACTCTTTCATAAATCTAGGTGTTATATATTCACCATTTACACGAGTTCCAAGTTTACGTAACTTAATACTACTTGGTTTAAATGGGTTCATAGCATAGCGTTCTAGATACTCATGTATATGTTCTAAACGTGTTACTACACCACCACTTAATCTGTGCATTTCTATAAGATCTGCAGCTTTACGTGGCCCCATCTCTCTAGTAATTTTACGTAAATATTGGTTATACTGTGCTTGGTCACTTATAATTTTTTCTATACCATCGTTTACATTCTTAGTAACATAATCATCTAACACAAAGTTTCTTTGTTGTAGTAGTGTGTTACCACTCATGTACGCTAATTTTTTTTGCTCTAAAAGTATGACGTTTACCATATCATACATTTGATCTAACTGACGTGATATGTCACCATGCTTAGTAGATCTAGATAAAGTCTCGGCTGCAGTGGCTACAGACTCAATTTGTTTTGCTAGGGTGTACACTAATAGTTGTGATGCAGCCTTTTGCGGGGCTGTCATTGTCACTATCGCATCTCCATCGTGCATCCAAATGATTCTATTCTGCTTGTTTTGTGTCAGATAACGTCTCATATTATCTGCTACATCTTTACCACCTTCAGCTAAAATACCATGTAAATCGTCTGTTTGTCTAAGAATAATATTAGTAATTTGTTGCCTAGACATCTTACGACCTAACTTGTCTAGTGCCCCGCCTTCTTGAAAAATTTTTCCTGTTAAATCTTCGACTATTTCTTTTAGATATTCCTGTACTTTTACATCGCCTCTACTTAGTTTCTTAAATGCAGCTTCTGTAGTTAGTTGACTATTACTTGCAGGTACACCATCTATGTTCTTCATTTGGAAGAATGTTTCCTGTAAGTTACGTTCTAAGTTTTCTGCAGGACTGCCTTCACCAAAGGGTCGCCACGTTGACTTTTCTACATCTCTGTGTTTCATATAGTCAACCCAGTTATCTGGGCCATAGGCTGCTAGATCTGATAACTGTTCTAGACCTGCCTTAAACTCTGGATCCCATCTATCACCTGCACGTTGACCTATTCTGTTAGCTAAGTCATCTAAGTCATTGAGTGCCATTTCACGTATAGCTGGCTCAGACATTTGACCAAAATCTAAAGTAGGGTGTTTAGCTTCTAATGCTCTCATATATGTTTCATCAGGTTGCTCACCCTTTCTTAGTAGAGTATACATCTCAAAATCTTCATCTAGTAGATGTTTTTCATTATACTCTAATCTAAAGTCTCTACCTAGCATACCACGTTTATCTGCCTTACTCAAAGCTCTCATTTCACCTGCAGCTATAATATCTTTTGCTACTGATACTTGATGAGCTTTCTTTTGTTCTTGAGTAAACTTAGCGTTAGCCTCATCTACAGACATACCACCTCGTACAGCCTTATGTGCTTTCCATGTGCTTCTTACAAAACCACCTAAAAAGTGACCTAGTACATTCATACCAGCACCAGCTGTTACTGACTTAATACGAGAAATCCAAACAGTATCTTTTTCTGGATCTACAGCTAATGCTTCTGCAAAAGGTATAAATGGTGCATGTTCGTTAACAAGGTTTGCAATGTTAGCTGTTTCAGAGCTTTGCATAATAGCATCTGCTATGGTACCTTGAGCTGCTACACTTGGGATTTTAGATACATAGTTAATTGTTCTAGATCCAAACTTACCTATACCTGCAGCTCTAGACCCTTTGTACAAGGCTGTACCTAATCTAGTACCTGCTTTAGCTAAACCAGTAGTAGCTGCAATCTTACCGCCTATACCGCCTGTGACAGTTGACAGTAAACCAAACTCTACTAGACCTCTAAGTAAGTTACCATAACCAGAGTTGTTTTCTGGTACAGTGTTATCATCTAGATCCCACCATGCACCAGATTCATACTGTTTACTAAATGGATTGTTCTTATTATCTTCAACACCCATAATCTTATTAAGACCAGTTTTAAGAGTGTCACCAGATAAGTCAAGAAAACTACCTACACTATCTATAGCATCAGCACCACCACCAACTATAGCCTTACCAGTTTCTGATAAAAACTGTAAAGGATTGTCTGGTACAAACCCTTGACTTTTAGCAGCTCTTTCTTCTTGTTGTTTTGCTGCTAATTGTTGTTCGGGTGTAATTAGTTGTTGATTAGTAGCATCTATTTTATTTTGTGAGCGGGCAGCATCTTGCCCTCCAACATAACCTACAAACTCATCTTCTGCAGTCTCAAGATTGTTGGTGAGTTCTGTAGCTAAAGTTAAATCATCTTCGTTCATTCTTTAAACTCTCCTATGTAAAATTCTGGACGCATAATTAATAGTTTGTATACTTCATCTACAAATTTATCTTCTATACCTTCTTTAATAAATCCAGGTACAAATTTCATTTGGAAAGACTCTGGGGGTGCTGCTATCTTAGCGTTTATAGCTGCTTGTTTCTTTAATGCGTTCCATTCTTTTTGACCGATAACATTGATAATATCTGATACAACCCTGTAATCTTCTGTCCATGTTGGTGGGAATATTTTTGAGCCACCACCTAAAATCCAAGTTAAGTAGTTTGTAGATTCTCTACGAGACTCTATAGATTGTTGTAGTCCCCAGCTTATGTCACCTTGACCACCAGATAGTAATGAAACAATATTAATTTGTGATTGTTTTTTACTTAAATTACTTTGATATTGATTATAAGAAGCTGTTGTATAATTCTGTCTACTTCTAGTGCTAAAGTCAACACCCTCTGTATCGTTTCTTAGTTCTTCTAGTTCTGTTTGAAGATTATCAACAGTGTTAATCTTAAAGTTTCTAGTAGCATAATCGTAAGCTGCTTCAAACCCTTGTTCGCTTTCTATTTTATTAAATGTGTCTTGTTCTACCTCAGCAAGTTTTGTTCCTGCAGCATCAACAACATTAGAAAGCTCAGATAATTTAAAATTTTTACCGTTAAATTCTTTAAACTTTTTTAAATCTATTTCAAGCTCTTTATCAGACATAATGTCATAAGCTACTTCATAATTACTTAATTTTGCACCATTATTATTGTAATCTGCAAAAAAATCAACACCTTTAGCTTCAAACTTTATGTCGTTTTTCCAACGGTTTTTGTTTTCACCACTTGCGAGTGCATAGAAATTTTGTAATGCTATTTGTTTGTTATCTACATCTTTAGTTGCTTCAGAAATTAAAATATTACTATGATGTCTAATAATATTATCCCATAATACTTCAGCATCTGGATTTATAGAACCATCTTTGTTATATAGAAAACTGTATTCTATACCTAAATCTTCGGCATATTTTTTAACTGCCGTACCATCTATGGTAAAGTTACCTTCATTAAACTCATTCTTAAAAGCATTAGTTAAGTATGATATAGATATTAAACCATTTCTATCAAGTACATCTTCTACATGACCGTTTTGTATTTCGATCTTATCATCTCTGGTTAATAAATTCTCAACTTGTGCAACTTTTTGTAGATGAGGAGCTAACTGATCTATTGTTATTTCTTCTAAACCCATAGTATCCCTTTCAGCGTTCCATATCTGTAGTGCACTAACTCCTGTAGCATCCTCAGATGCAGCTTTTACTGCAAACTCTGGAAATGCATTATATACATCTACACCATTAATAGTTACCATTTCAGGGTTAAGAATCTTTGTTTTAGTTTCTACATCTATATTATAGCTACTTAGAATGTCACCGTCAAGTACACTTCCAAAATCTTCTTTATTTAAATGTGCTACAACATGGTCTGATAATTTTTGTGCATTATCGTCTATTTTTGTGTCTACAGTTGGTAGCCAAGCTGATTGATTTACAAAATCAGTTAAACCAGAATCACCATCTAATAATTGTAATCTATAATCACGACCACTCTGACTCTGTTTACCAAGCCAATGAGTTTCCATTATCTGTTCGTTTTTTAACTGAGGTATAATTTGTATAATCTCGTTATAAGCATCTGCTAATGCAAGACCACGTAACTCTTCTATATCTGTAATATTAGCATATTTAGCTTTCCAAGTAGGGTCATTCATTAGAACATTACTTCTAATTAACAACTCATTAACTGACAACTCTTCAGCAGCTTTGACGTATAAAGAATTACTTACAATATAATCTTTACTGTTAGAATAACCACCTGTAGCTTCTTCTAAAAATGCAGCTGTAATTTTTTGACTATAACCCGCAACTACATCTCTATTAGTTTCTAGATAAATTTCTTGACCTGGTTTTTGTATAATACCTGTTTCTTGATACTTTTTAATAGTAGCTATATTTATACCCTTGTCTACAGCAACTCTCATAGGTATAATTGTATAACCAGCTTTTTGTAAATTTGCAACTTCTTTTTCAGATTCTGTAGTATCTAACTGTGTACCTTTAGAAGTTAATGCACCATTATATAGACCATCCATTTTATTACCAAAGTTAGTATTTGGAATGTAAAAGTCATTATTTTTTACTGTCAGATATGCTTCATTTAAAGCTACTATATCTCCAGTGCTATTATACTCTGAAATAGCTTTACGAAAGTCAGACTCAATGGTTAGTTGCTCATTGTCTCTAGTTTGTCTAAACTCATCACTAATTTGTTTATTTATAGCTGCAATAATATCATCTTTGTTAAACTGGTTAAATTCTGTCAAAGGTTTTACACCTATAGAAGTTCTAAAAGTCATTGCTTCAATACCAGATTCTTTGTCTCCTAGTATGATGTCAATTAAAGTGTCTCTAGTAACTGCGTTAGGTATGTCTACTAAAGCATCAATTAAACTACTTCTCAATAAGTCAGAGGTAGCAGAGTTAGCTGTTTTACCTTCGGGTACACCTCTATTATTAAAAGATGTTGGTACATGATTTAAAAAGTGTTGTATATTATTTTCAATAGCCGTTCTAAGTTTTAAATAATCTTGATATTCTTTATAACCTGGAGCATTTTCATCTGTTACAATTTTAGGAATTTCTGTAAACTTAAATTCACTAATAAGTCCAGTTATATCACGACTAAAACCATTTAATTCTTCTTCGGCATTTTGTATGATTGACTTATTTAATTCGTTAGCAGCCCATTTATTAAGTATTTCAGCAGCAGGTTCATTTAAATATTTATTTAAGTATTTTGCATTTATACCATCTAAACCATGTTTTTCTTTATATGCTGAAAAAATGGCTTGATCCATTTTCTTTTTAGTTTCAAGGTCTTGTGCATAATACTCACTAAACCTAATACCAGTACCTTCAATAGGCTCTAAAGTTATTGGATCTACGTCTGGTTCTTTAAAGTAACTATCGTCACCTGATACTGTTGCATTAAGATGAGGAAGAAAACCATTACCTACTTCTGCTAAATATGCTTTAGTGTAACCTATACCCCAGTTACCCCTTTTCATACGGGATTCATGAAGTTTTATTTTTTCTTCTAAATCAAGAATCCTTTTTTCGTTTTCTGATTTTTCAATCTCATCAATAATTGTAAGGTTCTTATCTCTTAAAGTACTGATTTCTTGTTCTATAGAAAGAGGGTCGAAAGGGTCATTAGCAAATGCATCTGCACCTTTTTCTTTTTGACCTTCAATATATTGTTTACCAAGCACTTTCGCACCTGTTTGTAAAGCTGAGTTTAATGACTGGCTAAAACGTGCTAAGTTTTGAATTTCATACTCATCTTTTTGTCTTGCTATTCTATCTATTCTACTTAACTCTTCTATTTGTTGGGAGCTTGCCCCCGCAAATTCTTTTACACTTTGCTTCCTTTGACTTTCTAAAGCCTTAGCTAAAGTTGCCTGATCTTTTGCCTCTTTAGTAGAGACATTTCTTTTGGAAGAAAATGGAGAAAAACTTGTTTGTCTGTTGTATGCCATTTTAATTAATCTTTGAGTCCACCATATACTGATACACCTGCACTAAATCCACTAAGTAGTGGCCCAAGTATAGATGGTTTTGATGGAGGATTTTGTTTGATTGGACGTATAGTTTTAAATGATGCAGTAGGTGCGACAGCAGCAGATGTAGATATGTTGTTGAAAGCTGTAGTATCTGCAGAGTATTGATCGAGGTTGACACCAAACTGTTTAAGACCGTAGGATTTAGTAGCATCAAATACAGTTGCATTTAATTGTGCTTCTTGCATACCCATTGTTCTTTCGGCATCATCTAACATCATACCCAGTGATTGACCAGATTGAGCTCCACTTGCTAATACTGTACCTTGAGCTTGTATTGATTTAGCTAAGTTTTCTTGACTCTTAAACATAGCTTCAGTTACTTTTTCTCTTAGTTCTTGTTGAGCAGTTTCACCAGCTCTATTAGCTTCTATTTGATTTATTTCTCTCTGTCTAAAGAAAGCCTGACGAGAGGCAGCATCAGCTTTTAACTGAGCTGTAAATACTTCACCTTTACGTTGATCGTTGTAGGCTGAGATAGTTATATCGTTTAAGTACTTTTGTCTAGCTATTTGGTTGCTACGATTGACTGCATCGACTTGTGCTCGATGTTTTCTATTCTGTTCTGCAATACCAGTGACAGCTGTACCAATACCTGCTATAACTCCTAATGTGACTGCACACATGGTTTTATAAATTGTATAAGAGGGACATTGTTGTAGACATAATAATTTACAAAAGTAAAACCTAAAAGTTTAAGTAATTTTATATGTGCATCGTTCCGCATATCTGCTTGGTTACATAAATAAGGATTGAGTAAACTGTTTATCCAGCGTTTTGCTTCCTTTACAAATGTATGAGGATACTCTGTGCTGGCATCAGTACATAACATCCATATTATATTGTGCGGGGTTACACCCGCCACTCCAGCAGCCTTGCCGTTGGGAACCTTAAAAAACACGGAATATGCTGAATTGTAATAAGACTCTATAATAGCAGCCTCTGCACATAAACCTGTAGTTTGTTCTATCTCACGTCTATCTTCATAGCGTAAGTTCAGACCTACACTTAGAGCTAACTCTGGTGTGCAAGTCTGAATATACTTACCTTCGTACATGTCGTTTGTTTGAGTAATTACCGTCCCAGCTTCCTGAGATTATGGCGGTAGAAAATGGGTCTGGTACTTGTATTTGTAATGTATATTTTTCGTTCTTTCTTTGTATAGGTACTCTAACTCTACGTGCTAAATCTGCAGGTGGTTTATCAAATACACTTGAGTTAGTAAACATACCAGACTCAAATTGCACATAATCATCTATATCTTTAGTAACATTACCACTAGCATCTACATATTCAAATGGTGATGTAAGATGAAACTCCATAGGGCCACCTACACCTAATTCAAAAGTTATACCAGATATACGTAGTTCACCCTCTGTATCATAAGCATTATTACCTACGTTGAAGTAATATGTAGGTAGTTCAATAATACTTGTGTACTTATAACCTACAGCTATTTTTGCTGAACTACTTAAATTGATATTGTTAAAAGTAACTGTGCCATGCACAACTCCAGATATAGTAACAGAACCTACAGCATCAGCCTGTCTGACTGTACCAGCGATAGAATTACCATCACTGTCATTTCCAGACAACCCTACCATAACTAAATTAGTAGTGTTTGCAGGTACATATGGTATACGTAGTACAGTTTTTTCTGGAGCTGTAGTTGTTTGAGCTGACCCAGCTACGTTTGTAGCTATAGTCATATTATCTAAATGTGCTTCAAACTGTCTTGCAGTTTTTAGTGGTGAACCAACATCAGATGTTGTACCACCTAATACATAAGCTCTAGTTGAATCAGCATCGGCAACATATTCATGTCTACATAGTTTATAACTACCATCATGTAGTGTAACAGTAAAGAAACTACCACCTGTATATAACATGTGTTGCATAGTTCCTGTTAAAGTCCAACTATACCAAGCTGATTGCTCACGTTGTTGTCCAGTATTGTAATATTTGTAATGATATACTGTACTATCACCTTTTTTACCATAAGTAGTAATACCTATTGCTGCAGAGTTTGCAGATTTAGTTATATCTTTTGGTAAAAACTCTGGTACAACTCTTGTTTGTTCTAGTATGTTAGGAGGTGTAGAGTCATCTAGTATAGTAGCCTCAAACGCTCTAGCATACGCAGATACATTAGATGTAAATAGTACGGATGTACCAAGATCTACAGGTTGTATAGTTGCATCACACTCATAACTAGATATTTTTTTCAATCTGACTGTTTTTGGACTAAATATATCTGACTCTGTAAATAACATAAATTGACCATTATCACTAAACATCATCATACCTCTTTGTATAGGTAGAATATGGTTAATAAATGCAGGTTTTACATCAGATACAGTTATGTCTATAGGGTTGTCGTCACTGGTAGTTATAGCAGACACTATAAAGAAATCAAAGTATTGCCCAGGTTTACCCATCACAATCTGTTCGCCAGAAATCATACCTAATCTGTTTCTGTGAAAAAACATTTCTTGTATGGTATTACCAACAAAAGTAGGAAATGGGTTAGATGTATCATCACCTACCTCTCTGTTTTTCCAGTAGTTTTCAGTACTACCCTTACTAGCTTCATCTAACTTAGTAAAAGTAAATGTACCGTCACGATTGTTTATTAAAGCATGTGGCATTGTTGCGGGGTCTAAACCTAACACCATAGGGTCATTACCAGAACCATCAAAGTTATGAGGTCTAACACACTCGTTATAACTACCAGCACCAGATACACCATTGTTAGCTTCAAACTTTACGTAGTAGTCATCTGTATCTAAGTCAGAAGCATTTGATATTTGTGCAACATACCCTTCTTTATTCATAGCAGGTAGTCTACTAATATCTTGTGCTTTTTGACCTATAACACTCATGTTTTCGTTTACTGCACCACCAAGAAAGTTTACACCATCTGCGGCAGAACCATTCATAAATAAACCACTACCTATGACCTCTGCAGTAACATTAGCAAGATTACTATTTACAGAAGATGCTAACCCATTAAGAATAGTAGCCATACTAAGAGTACCATTGTCTGGGTTTTTAGGTGATTTAAAATAACCTATATTAGATACATCTCTATATGTAGTTACTGGTTCTACTGCTTCAACTGATACACGATATTCTACACCTTCAATAGTCACATCAATAAACATACCTTCGGCAGTTGTTTTATTAGTTGATCTAATTAAACCGCCATCCTGTAAAGTTACAGTAGCTGTATACCGTACATCATAGTTTTGTGTATATCCAAGAAAGTTAGAACCATCAAAGTTTTCTATATTATTAGCAATATAACTTTGTCCATTTACTTGTAAACTTCCTTCAATATTGTCTGTAATATTTACACCACCTACTTGAGCACCTGTAGTATCTACAGCAGTACCTCCAGAAAATGACCAAGTTAAAGTACCAGACTTACCTTGGTTTTCATTTCCACTATTCCATGTAGCTCCAGATCCTATAACAACTGTACCAGAAGCAGTATTAGTACCAGTTGCTGGTGCACCAACTTGAAGAGTAGGAACTGAGGTATAACCACTTCCCGCATCAGTTACTTCAAATCTAACAACTTTGTTATCTTCAACAATAGCTTTAGCTGTAGCTCCAGTTCCTCCACCACCACTAATAGTAACGCTTGGTGCTCCTCCAGTGTAACCATCACCTTGATTAGTTACAGTGATTTCACTTACAAGTTCTCTGACATCTACTTTTACAGAAGTAACCCTGAAGTAAGTATTGGGTGTGGGAGCTGTACCACTATATAAAATATATTCAGTATTGTAAGCAACAGTATCCAACCTAGCATATGAATAGTCTCCTCCATGAATTGCTGTAAATGTATTACCTGTAGTACCCACAACTTTATTAGGGTTAGCTATAAGTGTGTAGTCTTGAATTGTGGTAACTGCATATGGTGATGTAGCTCCAGATAAATAACTAAATAAAGAATCTCCGCTAGAATTTGTCAGAGATTTTTCAGTACCATCAGCTAAGTCCCATACTCTTATAGGCATGCCACCACTGTTAGATGGTGTGATTTGTACTATATATTTTTCGTCTCCATCTCGTAATATCTCATACCAATGACCAGATGATGTAGCATTAGTAAGGTTTCCAACAAACTCTGCAGGAGGACGTTTTTTAAGACCAAATGTTATATCTGGAACGGCATTATCACATACCCTTAACTGTCCTGGAAATTTTATTTTATCTGGCTGTTGTGATACACCCCCTAGAAAGTTTGGGATACGTTGATTAATTTGTGCCATTACATTCTTCTTAATACTTTAAATGGTCTGTATACTGTGTTAGCATCTTGTTGATATTGAAAATCATTAAATATATTATGATCTTCCTGCTTACACTCATACTCTAGTGCTAAGGCTCTTAGAGAGGCTTCATCTGCCTCAAGTAACCTAGATGACTGTGGGTTGTTTACCATACGGTTAGAGGCTATTCTGGAAGCTCTAGCGGTTATATAATCTTTAAATGGTTGTGGTAGATCTTCAAAATCTATCATCCACACCATATCAAAATATAATTTATCACAATTTTCAAAAGTAAAGGTATGACCTTTTTTATCATACACTTTTTTTACACCATTATCACTACGTAATACTACGTTGTAGTCCTTACCATGTTGGAATATATTTAAATCCATTTGTAAAACATTGTTAGGAACTATAACTTGATTATTAGTATCAGTGTTAATAGGATACTCATTCTCTGTGTTGTATGACCATCCCTCAGCTTGTACCTCACGGCAGATTTGCCTTAGAGTCTTTTGTGCTATAGCCACTTCGGGGCTTTGCACTGTTAATGTGTTAACTGGGGTTTCTCCAACGCTCATCAGGATTGAGTTTACAGCATCTAGTTCGGTAGACACTCCGTAAGGTATTACTGCCATAATAAAAAAGGGGGACTGAGCCCCCGTATAGAATAAAAACTTATGAGAAAGCTGCTGGCTTTGTAGTTGTTCCTGCGAACAATTCTACACAAGCTGCTGGGTTCACATAATCTGCTCCCATAGCCATGCGTCCTAGGATGACATCGCCTTGGTAAACAACAGAAACATCACCAGAAGTTACTTGAACCTGTGGCCCGATTGTTTCTACTACACCTGCAGCTTCTCTCTGGAAGATTAGCCCGCATGTGTTTGCAAAGTTAGAGGCAGCACCGTAGTTCTGACGAGCTCCGTAGTTGTTGCCTGTAGCTGTATTAGCTGTTTCAATACCTTCAGATACAAAATCACCTGTGTTGCCAGGGTCTATTGTAGCAAGGTCAGTGCCAGCTGAAGCACCACTTGAAGGTGCATACTTAGTACCATACTTAGAGAAGAATGGAACGTTCATTGATTTGTAGATTTGGATACCTGCAATTTCAATTACTCCGTTACCAGACTGAAGTGCTGTACCTTGTACGTCTCTGTTAATTAGACCGTTTGAACCAGCACCTTGTATAAGTGCGTAGTACTGTCTAGGGTTAAGTACGGCAACCCGACCATCATCAGAAACTCCTTTTTCGTCAAGAGCCGCAGCAGCATCATAGAAAGCTGTTACGAGCTTTTGATCGTCAAGAGCATCATCAGCGTCAGAACCTGCACCAACTTGAATTTGGGTTCCACCTGGCTCTTCAAAGTTGCTGAGTGATACTGGAGAAGCCTGTCTAGCTCCTTTAGCAATAGCTCTGAAAATTAATCTATCATACTTTTGAGCAAGAGCATATCCAATCTTCTTGGAAATTTCGCCCCTCAACTCATAGTGTGCTAGTGTTTCATCTAGCTCATATACAAAAGCCGAGCTAATTAATAGGTCATCGACTGTAATTGTTTTTTCTGCTACAGGTGGAGTTTTGTCAGAGTTTCCTAATATACTGTTTCCTGGAGTGTGGTATTCCGCACTTGTACGTCCAGTATAGATGAACTGTAGACTCTTTCCGTTTGTGAGTGTACGCTTCATAACGAGATCTCTTGCGATTGTCTCTCTTTGGAAGCCAGTAAACATCTCACCTGAGAACAACTTTAAATATAAATCTCTGTTGTTCGTTGCGTTTGTCGCTGTGTTAATCCTACCCAGAAAGGTTTGTGAAGCAGGATTGTTTGTTGACTGTTGTGCCATTATTTTGTAAGGTTATATGTATCGTCTCTAGATCTAGAATTATAGGAATCTTAATTGTTTCAGCTAAGACTCAAACTGCTTGTGGTCTATCCCACCGTCATGACGGCATAAGGTGTCCTCCTTAGAGGGCTCATACCAAATGTAGAGGGAGGCATTGCACCTCCCGTGTCGCTTAACGAACTACTTTATGTAAATGATAATTTGGTCGTTTCTCTGTCATATGCGTTTGAATGTGACTTAATTCTAAAGCCCCCATTACAATAGCTAATCCAATTATACTGAACCAAATTGCTCTGTCATTCATTTGATAATTTTAGTGTAAGCAACGCCACGATATACGTAAGTTACTGTCATGGTAAACTCCCATATACCAAAGCCCCGTTCCATGCTTTGGTGTCATGCGTCCCGAAGGATGAACGGACGTGGCGTTTGTGGATTATAAAATTCCAGGTATGATTTGACCTGTTGTTAGGTATGTACCTACAGCTATTACGAACCCTAGCATAGCTAGTCTACCGTTTAGCTCTTCAGCTACATGCCATTTATCGCCTTCGTGGTTGTGGTGTGTCATTTTTTTCTTCGTTTGTGGTTGTAGTTAATTCTACGTGAACTTGTTTTGGTTTTTCTAAACCTTGATTTTTCACCCTTAGACATCTCTTTAGTAGTCTTTGGTGTTTTAGAGGAGACTCTACGAGATGGACGACAAGCGGGGTAGCCTTTACGCTTTTCGCCTTTCTGTCTGCCACATGGCTTACCAGTTTTTACGTCCACCCACTTCTCTTTAAACCATCGTCTTAGACTCATTTTCTCTTACCTCTAGTATATCCTTTTGCAGTTTTACGTTTACCACCAGACTTGACCTGTCCTTTACATACCTTAACAGCGTATGCGTTAGCGTATGCAGAGGGGTAAACTTTGAACTTTCTTTTAGCAGCCGCTTTTCCTCTGGGGCATAGTTTAGCCATTACTTTTTCTTGCCCCCGTGTTTACAGCCACACTTAGAACCTTTCTTGTGTGCCATTATACTTTACCTTTTTTATTTTTCTTGCTGTAGTATAACAGAACATCTTTTTTGTCTTTAGTACTATGAGGCCCTTTACCAGATAATCTCTTGTTAGCGTCTCTAATATTCTTTGGCACTCCAAAAAAGTCTGCAGCAATTTGTTGGTTAACTGAGTTAACTTTGTTTTTTCCGTTTAGTCTAGCCATTAGCATTTCCATCTACGTAAAGCTAGGGCTTTCCTTGTAGGTCTACCCTTCTTATCTTTCATTGGCCCTTTGTTACCTTTCATGCGAGCACAAAAAGAACGCTTACGAGCACCACCCCCAGGCTGTGGAGCCTTGAGGTTAGAGCCAGTTGCTCGATTATATTTAGCTCTGCCCTTAGCAGTAAGCCCACCCTTGCGGGATTTCTCACCTCGACCTAAAGACAGACTTACGCTTTTCTTACGAGCCATTACTTCTTCTTCTTGTTACCTAAGATTTTCTTTTGTACTGTTTTTGGTAACTTAGATAAACCTTTGTTCATCTTCTTACCGTTACCTTTTTTCATTCCTTTTCCGTAATGTCCAGGCATTGTGTGTCTCCTATACTTTTAAGTTTGATGCGGATAGTTTTCTTAGAACATCATCTCTGAACGCTTCGTCAGTTTGATATTCTGGTTTGTTCATGTCTCTGACAACCTCTGCCATACTTCTGTAGTTTTCAGTAGATGACTCTTTACCAGTGACTATGCGGGAGTCTCTTCCCTGTGAATCTTCGTATTGTCCCATAAGTGCTTTGACTGCAAATTTTATAGCTGATTTGTTGGCTGTGGCTAGAACATCATCATAGTTCTTAGCATCTTCTTTTGATAAGTTATTACCAGCCCACTCCATTAAGGCATCATAACCTTCTGAACCACCAGCTACAGCTTTTACTTCATCAACTTCAGACTCTGATAATACTGGCTCTGCATCTTGTGGGTATCCTAGTTCACCACGTAGACCCTTCAAGTATGCTTCAACCATTGGTCTACTTAAACCAGCTTGACCAAGTTTGTCATACATTTCATCAGATAAAGTACCATTGTTGTTATCAAAGTACTCATTCATTTCAAATGGGTCTATACCATTTTCTTTGAATGTTTCACCTAATTTTGTACCATATACTTCATTAGCTGTATCATAATTAACAGAGCCATCATCACTATAGAACTCATATTCTGTAGCTGGTTCTGATGTATCTTCAGCTGTTTCTGTAGGCTTGTCACCTAGTTTTTTTTGCAGTTCATTGTAAGCTGCTTCTAAATCTTCAACACTTTTATACTTACCAGCAAGCATCTTATCTTGCTTTGCCATAAGTTCTTCACCGATTTTAAGAGACTCAGCCTCTTTTTCTGCGATTGCTTGTGCTGCTACAGGATCATCGGAAGTGTCGTAGCGGATTGTTTCTGCCATAGTTATTGTGGTGGTTGTTGTGTTCCTATCGCTGATAATGACTCAACTAATTCTGGATTCTTATCAGGATCCATCAAAGGAGTACCAGCGAGTTGACCAGCTTGGTCTGTAAGTGATTGCATCTGCTGTGCTTGCATAGCTTGTTGTTGCTCTGCATTTCTTTCATCCATAGTTTTAACAAGGTTGAGTATGTCAATTCCTTGTGCCGCAGCAAGACGTTTAATAGCCTCATCAGCATTTACAAATTGTTGTAAAGCCTGTGGCCCCATAGTCTGTGCTATGGTAGTTATAAATTGTATTAATGATTCTCTATCTTGTCCTCTTCCAAGTGCATTAACACCTGCTACAATAGTGGGTTTAACTAGATTTCCAGGTATGCTAGGTATCTGTTTTGATCTAGTAAGAGTGTGCATCTTACGGTTGAGGTAGGGTATGAGGAACTCTGTAGTTAACAAGCTGAAGAGCCCGCCAAGCTGTCTCTCTAGTTCCATCTGTGTCATACGAACTTCCTCTGCCGTAGTACGTTCAGACTGGCGTACAGTTAGGACTAGAAAAGCCTCAGCTAATCTTTTTTCTAACGTGTTAATCATTTGATATGCAGTCTGGAAATCGGCAGTTTTACCTACTTGTACCACACCAATATCATCTGGTCTACCTTGTATGATAGCACCATTACCTGCGTTTGCAAGAGCTGCTGGTTTAGTCACACTAGAAGGTGACACAGTAAACACAACTTTAGCTGCTGCGGCACTACCTTCAACGACAGCTTGCATCAATGCCTCTAAAGATTTCAAGTCCCCAAGGAACTCTTCAACCCTAGAACGTCCGTAATCTTCTCCATCTACAGTTACAAAACGTAATGGGAGCCAAGGACTTTTGTCTTTGGGTGCTTTACCTACACTATCAGGTATGATTGTATCTTTAGCTTCTTGATGCCAACGCCAACCGTTATCGTATAACTTAACACATGTATATACATCTACATCTTTAGTACCTTTGTAGTCACCTTTAGAGTCATCGTTAGGACTATTCTCTTCCTCAAGTTCGGGTAGACCTAATAGTTTTTTACTGACTCTTTCTTTAGTTACTATTTCGATTACATTACCAGTACCATCTCTTTCAACTACATATCTGTTAAGAGGGTATACTTTCATACCATCTTTACTCATAAACAATAAAGCATTACCTGTGACAACTAAGTGTTTCAAGGCAGCAAAGATTTGTACTCTGTCTGTGGAAGCTGCAATGCTTTCCATAATCATACGTTCTATTTTTGCAAAGCTGAGATCTAACTCACTTTTTGCATTGGGTGGTATCTCTACACCCAGTTTAGAATCGTCTAGCTGTAATTTAAAGAAACTTGTAGAGGGAGGGAGTAATCCTAGCATGAGCTTTGAACTCAAGGTGGTTACTCCTTTGGCTCCCACTGACTGCCAAGGTGTTTGAAAGCTCTGATATAAAGCATCACCTTCATTACGCATAAGCAGTGTTGGTATGGTTAGTTCCGAACATTCGTAAGCAACATTTAAGAACTGTTCACGGTGACTAGATAACTCGTTGTATCTTTGCCGTGCGTTTTTCATTAGCCTCCGTATGTGCCTCCACCACCACCGCCAGTAGAACCGCCACCAGTACTTACACCTTGTTTAGTTGTTATACCTGATAAGCCACCAGATGTTGGTTTCTTAGTCTGTAGTTGAGTGGTTCCTTGTTTAGCTGCAGTCTTAGCAACTTTCTTAGCTTTAACTTTTGCCTTTTTCTTAGTCTGATCCTCTCCAGTAGGAGCTGGAGTAGGAGCTGATGGCATCTCTGTAGGAGCCGATTGAACAGGCATTGGGGGTGGTGGGGTAGTTGGGGGAGCTGGTGTTGGTGGGGTCGGTTGAGAAGGTCTACCTCCTCCAAATAAATTTGAAATTAGTCCTCCGCACATAATTATTCTCCTTTTAATTTTTCTTTTAGTATGCGTATAATTGATAATTGACCAGCTCTATAAGATATTTCTTTCTCCGATAGGGTGTGGTCTGGAAACTTGTCTGGGAACTGTTCATCCAGTTCATCAACAATGACTTGGATTCGTCCCCAATCAAGCGTACTTGGGTAAATTGGTGTTGGCATGTTCAAAAAATGCGGGCATGCGAGCTCGTTTTGTGTCGGCAAGCTGAGGAGCTTTACCTTCATACATAAGACGGTCACTTGAATCCGTCCAAAACTTTCTGCTTAAATATTTGTTAGGTGCTATATCAGCCAATGGTTCAAAAATCCAATTAATTGTAGCTTTCCTAAGTTTGTCCAAAGAAGAGCTAGGGCGTAAACCCATATCAGCACAAACCAAACTGTTGCAAGCGACATGAATTTGCTCATCTCTGGAAATATCAGCCGATACTGTCCTAAGAGCAGCATCGCCACAAAAGCGATTGAAAGGTAAAATAACAAAGAATACAGCACGTTCAGCTACCAATGCCTTTAAAATGGTGTGATCTGGGTGGGCTACCCAAGCATCACGTAATAGTTTTGCCTCTCTCTCGGCTTTGGCATCTAGTCCGTGGACATCAGCAACGTAGCCAAGAGCGAGGTCATGTCTCTCCTCATCCTTTACGTTTGATTCGAGCAATGTTCTAGCAGTATTGGGAACCTCTTTGCTAAGGGTTTCCGTAATAAAGGAACCAACAGGAAGCTCCATATGCCGTATTGCAAGAGCACGGTAGATGGCTTCTTCACTTCCTTCCAAGAGCTTTCCTTTCGTGGGCTTAACGGGAGTCCACTTTCTTTTCCTGTGTAATAACTTATCATAAGGGTTCATTCTTCACAACCTATGCACTTAATGGGTTCGAGTATTCCGCTTAAGTAATCGTCAACCTCAGTCTCATCCAATGCAGCGTATGCACTAGACTTGTCTTGTGTGTCTCCCATTACCTGAAGCGAGTAGTATAAAGATGTTTGAGGACTATCTAACCACTCTTGAATAAACTTCTCATCATAGGTCACAACATCTGACCATGAGTTGAATGAGTATCCGTGTAGTAGTCCAGTCTTATGGAGCATTGTCATAATGCCGTCTGCTACACGCTTGTATGCGTCCCAGCCAACCTCTGAGGCGATCTCCACATCGCCATAGTCGTATGATGT